ATGGTATCACAGACACAGCACCAGAACCGTGAGGCGGTAAGGGCAGCCATCATCGAGCCCATGACACGCCTGTACCAGCCGCCGGTTCATCTGCGGACGGACAAGGACGCTTTCAACGCCGTGCTGGAGGAGTACCAGGCCAAGCTCTGCGGCTTCCACCGCGCCACGCTGGAAAAGGCATGGGCCGCGGTGAAGGAAGAGCACGAAACATGGATCTGGCCGCACCTGAAGGTCATCCGCGACGCGTGTATCCGTTTTGCCCCGGCGGATCGTATCGCCGACACCCCGGGCAGGCGGCCGTGGGAGGAGAAAGACGAGGCAGCGCGGAAACTGGCCGCGGACTACCTGCAGCAGTTCGAGCTGTCGGCTCTGATGCGGCAGGCCAAGGCGGAAGGGTGGGACGGCCAGCTCCGGCTATACGCGGAAGGAGCGGCCAGAGCGCAGGCTTGCCTGATTTCCGGCCAGCGCAGCTTCGGGTATCTTCGCATAGCCTACCAGTGGGAAGCGCAGGCAACGCATGATGCCATCGCGCGCCGCCGCGGTGCTTTCGAGGAAGCGGTACGCCGGCAGGCTGCCACCGGCCAGCTCGCGGTTGACGTACCGAACGAGGCTATCGAGTGCTGGCAGAAGATGGCCGCTAAACCAGTAACCCCTTGCGCTGCCACCCCGACCTGATTTATGCTTGGGCAAGAGGATGAACCATCATGGATGGCGACGACATCAGAAACCCGGATGGCACGTTCAAGGAAGGTGCAAAGGGAAACCCCGAGGGCAACAACGGCCACCTGCGCGGCTACCAGCGCTACGGCGACCGGGCCGCATTCCTGCTCGGTAAATACACCGTGAAGGAGCTGCTGGAGATCGCATCCGACCCCGGGAAGCTGGGCGACCAGCCGTTCTACGACGGGATGATCATCTCCCACCTTGCCCGCGTGCTGCAGAGCGACGAGATGGGCCAGGAGCGCGAACGGCTGCTGAACCGCATCGAGGGAAAGCCGAAGCAGACGGTGGACCTGAGCATGAAGGGAGACTTGGCATTGCATGGACTTAGCGAATCTGAACTCAGGAAACGCCTCATGGACAAGCTCGGGAAGCTCAACCTTGCAGGAGATGCGGGAGACGCTGCTGCTGCTGGAGGAACTGGAGAGGCGCCAGCCACCGATCCTTCCGCCGGTGTTCCTGCCGCTGTGGAAACCAAACCAGTATAAGGTTTTCTACGGCGGCCGCGGTGGCGCGAAATCATGGTCGATAGCCCGCGCGCTTATCTGGAAGGCCCATACCGAGCGTTTGCGCATCCTCTGCGCCCGTGAGATCCAGACCAGCATCAGGGATTCCGTCCACCGCCTGCTGTGCGACCAGATCGAAAGCATGGGGCTGGCGCTGGACTTCGAGGTCATCGAGAAAAGCATACGCCACCGCCGCACCGGAACGGAGTTCATTTTTGAAGGACTGCACCACAACAGCAGCGAGGTGAAATCCAAGGAAGGCATCGACGTCTGCTGGGTGGAGGAGGCGGAGAAGGTATCGGCCGACAGCTGGGGCTACCTGCTGCCCACCATCCGCAAGGCCGGCAGCGAGGTGTGGGTGAGTTTCAACCCGGAACAGGAGGATTCCGCCACGGCCAAGCTGTGGCTGAAGAACCCGCCGCCCGGCGCCATCGTGGTGCGGGTGAGCTGGCGCGATAACCCCTATTTCACCAAGGAGCTGGAGACGCAGCGCCTGCACTGCCTGAAGGCCGACCCGGACGCCTACGACTGGATATGGGAGGGCGGATACCGCAAGATCAGCGAGGCCACCATCTTCCGCAACCGGGTGCAGGTGCATGACTTTGAAGCGCCCTACGGCACGCATTTCCGCTTCGGCGCGGATTTCGGCTTCGCCAACGACCCCAGCGTTCTGCTGCGCATGTACATCACCGGCGCCGGCGGCGACGAGCAGGAGCTGTGGATCGACTACGAGGCATATGGCTGGAGCGTGGAAATCGACGACCTGCCCAGGCTCTACGACACCGTGCCCGAAAGCCGGAAATGGCCCATCAAGGGCGATTGCTCGCGCCCCGAAACCATCAGCTACCTTGCGCGCCGCGGCTTCAACATCTCCGCCGCCGAGAAATGGCCGGGGTCCGTGGAGGACGGCATCCAGCACCTGAAGGGCTTCAAATGCATCCACATCCACACCCGCTGCACCAACATGCAGCAGGAAGCCCGGCTCTATTCATGGAAAATCGACAAGCCGACGGGAGCCATCCTTCCGATACCTGTTGACGCATGGAATCATGGGTGGGATAGTGCGAGGTACGGACTTGACGGTTTCATACAGGGGCGCGGCGGGCTCGCCTTGTGGGCCAGGCTGGGTCGGGAGGAAGGGTGATTATGCTCTTTACGGCATTACTCTGCTGGTATGCATTCGGATGGGCGACCACGGCGATGTGGTGTTTCAATTGTCCATACCTCACAGCTTGCAATCTGTTTTGGTGCATCGTATTGGGACCGGTTGGGTTTTTTATTTTCACTGCGGAATGGATTGCGAACCGCGAATGCAAAAACCTTTGGCAGCGGAATAGGTGAGAATGGCCGAAATCCTAAGCGTTCACGGCGGGACGAAACAGGCGGATCGGCACAGGACGCCCGACGGTTTCCTCATCCGGCTGCCCGACGGGCTGGTCTACATCCAGGCCCCGGCCGGCGAAAAACTCACCACCGAGCGCGCCAATTACCTGCTGGATAAGGCGAAGCAGACGGTACTGGCGGATGGCTAAGCGGAAGCACAGCGCCACCAGGGACGCAACCCCGCCCGCCAAGGTGGGCACGTTCAGCACCGACAGCTTCCAGAATTTCTGCGCCAAGCTCGGCATCAACACCGACAACCTCACGTCCGGCAGCACCTACGGCTTCAACTTCCTCACCGTCAACCGCCTGCTGCTGGAAGCGATGTACCGCGGCAGCTGGATCATCGGCGCCGCCGTGGACATACCCGCCGACGACATGACGCACGGCGGCATCACCATCAGGTCGGAGAATTCGCCCGGCGACGTGGCGGACCTGCAGGAAGGGCTGGAGGATTTGCAGATCTGGCCCGCGCTGAACAATGTCATCAAGTGGTCGCGGCTGTATGGCAGCGCGCTCGGCTTCATCATGATCGACGGGCAGAAGCCGTCCACGCCCCTGCGGCTTGACACCGTGAGCGAGGGCCAGTTCAAGGGCATTCTCCCGCTGGACCGCTGGCAGGTGGAACCGCCGGTGAGCGGGACCATCATCACGGAATACGGCCCGAACATCGGCCAGCCCAACTTCTACACGATGATCGAAAGCCCGTACCTGCCGAACCTCGGCAAGATACACCACAGCCGCGTCATCAGGCTGGACGCCATCGAGTTGCCCTATTACCAGAAGATCACCAACAACCTGTGGGGCGAGTCCGTCATCGAGCGGCTGAACGACCGGCTGATCGCGTTCGACAGCACCACCACCGGCGTGGCGCAGCTGGTCTACCGCGCCTACCTGCGCACGTGGAGCATCGAGAAGCTGCGCGAAATCATCTCCGCCGGCGGCGACCCCATGAAGGCGCTGGAGGCCAACATCGCCAAGGTGCGGCAGCTCCAGTCCTCCGAAGGCATCACGCTGATCGACAAGAACGATACGTTTGAAACGCACCAGTATACGTTCGCAGGGCTGGATGCCGTGCTGCTGCAGTTCGGCCAGCAGCTGGCGGGCGCGCTGGAAATCCCGCTGGTGCGGCTGTTCGGCCAGTCGCCGGCGGGCCTGAACAGCACCGGCGAGAGCGACCTGCAGATCTACTACAACGGCATCAAGAAGAAGCAGAACAACGTGCTGCGCAGGCCGGTGAAAACCCTGCTGGAGCTGGTATCGCGCTCCATGCTGAAGAAGGAATTGCCCGATGGGTTCACCTTTGAGTTCAACCCGCTGTGGAACGAGACGAACAAGGAAAAGGCCGAGATCGCGCAGGCCAACACCACGGCGATCACCACCGCGTTCGATACCGGCGTCGTCACCCGCGAAACCGCGCTCAAGGAACTGAAGCAGATGAGCGACCGCAGCGGCGTGTTCACCAACATCACGGACGAGGACATCAGGGACGCGGAGAACGACCCGCCGCTGTCGGAGATTGCCGCCCAGGAGCATGAAGGCAGGGAAAAGGCCCTGAACGAGCCGGATGCCGGACAAGCTGCGTAAGCGCCCCTTCGACAAGTCGCGCTCCAATGCAGCCACGTATGCAAGGGCGCTGCGGAAAGTCGCACGCGAAGTGGGCCGCATCATCGAAGGCATGGAGGACATGACGCTCGCCAGCTCCGGCCGGATAAGCGAGGCGCTGCGCAGGTATGCCGAGATCCTTGACCCATGGGCGCGCAAGGTGGCGGGTGCGATGGTGTTCGAGGCCAACCGGGCCGACGCGCGGGCATGGCGCGAAGCCTCCAAAGAGATGGGCATGGCCATACGGGCCGAGATTGCATCGACAGCCACTGGCCAGCGCATGCGCGAGCTGATGGCGGAGCAGGTAACCCTGATCAAAAGCCTGCCGCTGGAAGCCGCCGAGCGCGTCCACCAGCTGGTCATGGCCGCGCAGGTCAATTCCGCCCGTGCAAAGGAGATCGCCGAAGAAATCAACCGAAGCGGGGAAGTGACCGAATCACGCGCGGTCCTGATCGCCCGCACCGAGGTGGGCCGGGCCAGCACCGTGCTGACGCAGGCCCGTGCCGAGGCCATCGGCAGCGAGGCGTATGTATGGCGCACCGCCCATGACAGCGACGTGCGGCCAAGCCACCGGAAGATGGAAGGAAAAACCGTGCGCTGGGACGACCCGCCGGTGCTGGACGGCCTGCGCGGCCACGCAGGGGCTTTGCCGAACTGCAGGTGCTATCCCGAGCCCATCATCCCGGACAAGCTCTAAAAGGGGTTGTACAAACCGCAATTTTTCGTGTTATACTGCCGCGCATGCGCTTATGACACAGATCACATCAGATTAGTGCCCGCTTTGCCGGGCGGTTCCCATCCACGCATTACCCGCAGTATCGCGGAGCGAATCCCGTCACCTCTGACCGGGCACATCCACATTTGCAACTGAAAGGATTCAGCCTATGACCGCACTCACCATCACAGCACAGGACACCGCCACCACCAGCACGGCCTCACAGGGCGGCCAGAACCTGATCACCGGCACCCCCACCGCGAATTCCTCGCAGGTAATCCCCGTCACCGGCAGCGGCGCGCTCGGAATACAGATCACCGGCACGTGGACCGGCACGCTGGCATTTGAAAAATCGATGGACGGCGGTGTGACCTATGCGGCCGCAGACGCCGTATTGCAGGGCATCGACGCCATCGTGCAGAGCGTGACGCAGAACTGCATCGTGCATGTTGCCGCGGCGGCCAGCTCTCACGTCCGCGTCCGCAGCACCGCCAGCATGACCGGCACGGCCAACATTACGGGCCTTGGCACCGTAGTGACCGACGCCGAGCATGTGGTGGTCGCCAACAATACGAAATCCGCGCTCAACATCATCCAGAAGAACCCCACCATCTCCACGTCTGCGTACTCGGCCAACAATGTCGTGGGCGGCATCCAGACCCTCGCGGGAGCAGTGCGGAAGCCCAACGGTTTTGCCGTGCTGGAGAGCGTGAGCGTGATCGACGCGGCCGCGCAGGGCGCGCAGCTTTCGATTTTCTTCTTCAAGGCGCTTCCTACCGGGGGCACATACGCTGACCACGGCGGGCTGACGCTTGCCGCGGCCGACCTGCCGAACTTCCTGGGCAAGGTAGACATCGCCGCCGCTAACTATGATCCCACCGGCTCTGGGGTCAAATCGGCAACCGGCACGGCCCTGGGGCTGGCGGTGCAGGGCGATTCCAGCGGCAACGTCTACGCCATCGCAACCACCACCGGCACCCCCACCTTCACGGCGCTGGCGCTCACCTTCAACTACGGATTCACACAGGCTTAACCACCATGCCGCAGGCGCAGGGAAGCACAAAGGCAGCAATTCCGTTCTACACGGTGTCCGACATCAGCGAGAACCGTTCGCTGACGCCTGAAGGCTTCCTGCTCTGCCGCAACGTGCCCATCGCCCGCACCGGAACCCAGCTCTACGGCGCCGACGAGGTGCCGATAGAGGGCGACGGTATCGGGCTGGTGAAGGTGGACCGCGAGGAAAGCGAAGTATTCCGCCCCGAAACCATCGCTTCCTTCGCAGGCAAGCCCGTGACGCTCGGCCACCCGCCGATGGGCGTCACCCCCGATAACTGGAAAGAGCATGCCGTTGGGGTGGTGCAGAACCCGCACCGCGGCACAGGCATCGACGACGACCTGCTCTACGGTGACCTGCTGATTACCGACAAGACGGCGATTGAAGCCATAGAGGACGGCACGGTTGAGGTGTCCTGCGGCTACGACGCTGAATACGAGCAATCCGTGCCCGGGCGTGGAAGGCAGTTCAACATCATCGGGAACCACGTCGCACTGGTCGATAACGGCCGCTGCGGACCCCGCTGTGCAATTCAGGATAGGAGAACGATCATGAGCAAAACATCAGTCAAGGACCGCATCCTTGCGGCGTTCAAAACCCGCGACGTAAAGATACTGGACGAGGCGCTCAACGACCTCACCGGCGAGACGGAAGGGCAGGCAAGCGGCACCGGTTCCACGATCAACATCCACCTGCCGGGCGCTGGCAAAACCCCCACCGCCGACTGCAAGGAGGAAGACAGCAAGCCGATGACCGTGGGCGATTTCACCAGGGCGATGGATGCCTACATGGCCGCGCGCGACAAGAAGGCCCGCGACGAGGAGGAAGAGGAAGAGAAGAAGAAGAAGGAAAAAGAGCGCGAGAAAGAGGAGGACAGCGAGTACGAGAAGAAGGAAGGCGAAAAGGAATCCGAGTACGAGAAGCGCACCGGCGACGCCATGAAAAACCTCCAGGCCCAGGCCGAGATCATCCTGCCCGGCTTCCGCGTTCCCACCGTCGATTGCAAATGCAAGGACCGCAAGGTGCGCGACCAGGTTACGGACATCAAACGCCGCGTGCTGCACGGCGCGCTGGCTACCGAGGATGGCCGGAAGGCAGCAGCTCCCATCCTCGCGGGCCGCGACATCGACACGCTTCCCGCCATGGTGCTGGACGCCGTGTTCGCGGGCGTGTCCGAAGTGAGCCGGGCGCTGAACAATGCCCGCATCCAGTCGCGCGGCAACACCGCCACCAACGACAACGGCACGCAGACGATCGACGCCTTCAAGAAGGGCGGCATCGACCAGATCAATCAGAACTTTTGGAAAAACCAGAAAGGAGCCTAACCATGGTTGCATACACATACCAGATGCCTTCGGGCATTCCCGGCAACCTCACGCGGGTAACCTCATACCCCAACGTCGAGGCGCAGATGCTGAACCAGTCCACCCCGCCCACCGCTTTCGGTGTGCCGGTGAAAATGTCCAGCGGCACCATCCTGACGGCAACCGGCAGCGGCGATACCGTCTACGGCTTCCTCGTGCGGCCGTATCCGACGAGCGGCAACGGCACGGACGGGCTGGGCACTTCCACGCCCAACAAGGCGCTTCCGGCCGACATCATGGTGAAGGGCTACATGAACGTGTTCGTGCAGCTCGGCACGCCGTCCAAGGACAGCGCGGTGTACCGCCGCACCGCCAACGCCAGCGCCGGCCAGCCCCTCGGCGGCATCGAGGCCACCAGCAACGGTAACAATACGCAGATTACCAATGCGTATTTCACCGGCGCCGCCGATGCCAGCGGCAACGCCGAAATCGCTTTCAACATCTAATGGACAGGAGATACGCCCATGCCCATGCGCACCTTTGACCAGGCCACGATTGATTCAACCGGGGCCTTCCTGATCGGCCAGCTCGAGCTGCTGGACCGCACCATCCACGAGCCCCTGCAATCCTTCACCTGGTCGCGCGACATCAACGTGCGCTCGGACGTGACGATGGCTCATGACTTCTCCAGCTACACCAACCAGGCGATGGCCTCAGTCGGCGGCATAGACCCGACGGCGAAAGCCTTCATCTCGAAGGACACCAGCGACCTGCCCAACGTGGCCATCGACATCGGCAAGACCGCCAGCCCCCTGCTCCCGTGGGGCCTGACGGTGGACTTCAGCGTATTCGAGCTGGAGTCGGCCATGCTGCTCGGCCAGGGCATCGACGAGCAGAAGATGTCCGCCCTGCGGCGCAAGCACCAGCAGGACACCGACATCATGGTGTACCTCGGCGATACCACGATCCCGAACGCCAGCGGCATGCTGAACAGCTCGCAGATCGTGACGACCCAGACCGCAGCGGTGGCGGGCGCATCCTCGCCCACCGGCAACACCACCAGCACGCTGTGGAGCGACAAGACCCCGGATGCCATCCTGTCCGATGTCAACACGCTGCTGAACGCCGTGTGGAAAGCGTCGGCCTACACGCGCTGCCCGCGCAAGCTCATCATCGCCCCGCTGGCCTTCGCGTACATCGCTTCGCAGAAGGTGAGCACGGCCGGCAACCTGAGCATCCTGCAGTTCCTGAAGGACAACAGCCTCGCGCTGGCGGCGAACGGGGTGCCGCTGGAAATCGTGCCTTCCAAGTGGTGCACTGGCACGAACAACGGCAACACGCTGGGCGTGAACGCCACCGACATGATGTACGCCTACACGCAGGAGTACGACCTGATCCGCTTCCCGATGGTGCCGATCATGGGCCTGCCGGTGCAGTTCCGCGGCGCTGCCCAGATCCGCCCCTACGTGGGCAAGCTGGGTGTCGTGGAATTCGTCTACCCGGAAACCACGGGCAGCTGTGCTGGCATCGGCTGATGACCGCCACGGCCGCATCGCTGCGTGGCCACTTCCCCGAGTTTACGGACCCGGTACGCTATCCTGACGGCTGGATCACCTTCTGGCTCGGGATAGCGTACAACCTTCTCAACACCTGCCGCTGGAACGCCCTGCTCGACCACGGGGCCGAGCTGTTCACCTGCCACCACCTGGCCCTGTCTGCGCGCGCGGCGGCCGATGCTGCCATCGCCGCCGGCATGCAGGCCCCGCAGCTCGCCAAGGTGCCGGGCATGGCCGAGGGCATGGTGGCCAGCAAGACCGTGGACAAGGTGACGATCGCCTATGACACGGAAGCCATCGCCCTGGAGAAGGGCGGATTCTGGAACCTCACGATGTACGGCATCCAGTTCCTGACGCTGGCGCGGATGCACGGGGCGGGGGGGATACAGGTATGAAGGCGGGCATGGCGGTGCTGACCGACCGGACGAGGGAAGTACTGACCGGCATGCGCGAGCTGGCCGCCACCAAAGTCATGGTGGGCGTGCCGGAAGACAAGAATGAGCGCACCGGCGGCGAGCCGGGCCAGCCGGTCAACAACGCGGCGCTCGGCTTCATCCACGAATTCGGCGCGCCCGAGGCGAACATTCCCGCCCGGCCGTTCCTGATCCCCGGCCTGCGCAAATCCCGCGACCAGTGGCTTCCCCGGATGCGCGAGGCGGCGAAAGCGGCCATGGAGGGCAAGCCCGCTTCGGTGACTGCCAACCTGTCGGCAGCCGGAACGACCGCGCAGAGCGCCGTGCGGGCCTTCATCACCGCCGGGCAGGGATTCGCTCCGCTTGCGGCCGCCACCCTCGCAGCCCGCAGGAGAAAAGGCCGCACCGGCACGAAACCGCTGATCGACACCGGGCAGCTCAGGCGGGCCATCACCTACGTCCTGCGGAGGAAATGACATGCCCATGATGGACGTGACCGATGCCATCCTTGACCCGCAGTTCTGCGAAAAAATCATGGTCCAGCGGCGCACGCAGTCCGTCGGCACCAGCGGGCTGGCAAGCCAGAGCATCACGCTGCTGCCCGCCTACGGGGTCATCACGCAGGGCGGCATGCAGGATTATGCGCTGGCGGACGATGCCGAGCGGTCGCGCATCCTGATCACCGCCCACCTCACCATCCCGCTGCGCGGCCCGGCTTCCGGCAAGGCGCCGGACCAGTTGCTCTGGAAGGGCAATACCTACACCGTGCGCAAAGCCCTGAACTACTCGCAGTACGGCGCGGGCTTCTACGCTGCCGAGCTGGAGATGCAGGATCTGCTGGAGGACCCGAATGCCTAACGATTCCAGCACCGGCGGATACCTTTTGCCCGATGGCGGCCCTACCGCCCCGCTGCAGGGTGCGGCACTCACCGCCTTCTTCCAGCAGGTTTTCACCGGCCTGACCGGCCTGGCCGGCAGCATGGTGCGGCCGCGCTGGCAGCCCGTGCCGCCCAACCAGCCGGACGTGAACAGCGACTGGATGGCCTTCGGCATCACGTCGCGCCGCGGTGACACCTTCGCCTACGAAGTGCACAACCCGGCCGCCGCCGGCGGCAACGGGCAGGACCTGATGTTCCGCAACGAGGAGCTGGAAATCCTGTGCAGTGTATACGGGCCGGACGCGGACGCCAACGCCAGCAACATCCGCGACGGGCTGGCCGTGCCGCAGAACCGGGAGGCATTGGTCCTGGCGGGCATGGCCCTGGTCGAGTGCGGGGACATCGTTGCGGTTCCGCAATTGCTTAACGCCCAATGGTTTTACCGGCTCGACATGCCCGTGCGCTTCCGGCGCTCGGTCGTACAGACATACTCCGTGTTGCATCTGCTCTCGGCCGCTGGTACGCTGTACAACGACAATGGCGCTCCGAATAGGACCATAAATGTAAATCATCCATAGAGGAGACATCCCATGCCTGTAGGACTTCCGGTATCCGACCTCATCAATGTCAGCGTGAACCTGCAGCCGCCTGCCGCGCAGGGGATCAATTTCAATTCGCTGCTCATCATGGGCGACAGCGACGTGATCGACGTGCAGCAGCGCCTCCGCTCGTACAGCTCGCTTTCACAGGTCGCCACCGATTTCGGCACGTCCGCCCCGGAATACCTCGCGGCCGCGCTTTATTTCGGCCAGAGCCCGCAGCCCAGCCAGCTCTATATCGGCCGCTGGGCGCAGTCCGCCACGCACGGCACGCTGGTCGGCGGCGCGCTCACCACGGCGCAGCAGCTCGCTTCCGCATGGACCTCCATCACCAACGGCGGCATCGACTTCACCATTGATGGCACGCCGCGCAACCTCACCGGCCTGAATTTCTCGGCCGTCACCAACATGAACGGCGTGGCCTCGGTCATCAATACGGCGCTGGGCGTGAACGGCACCTGCACGTGGAACGGCACCCAGCTGATCGTCAAGAGTTCCAGCACCGGCACCAGCAGCACCGTTGCAGCCGCCACCGCGGGCGCGGGCACGGACATTTCGGCGCAGACGAAACTGACCTCTTCCACCATGAGCTACACCGTGGCGGGCATCGCGGCGGAAACGGCACTCGCCGCGGTTACCGCGATGGACAACCTCACCACCGGCTGGTACGCGCTCATGTTCGCCAGCACGCATATCGTGGACGCAGACCACCTTGCCATCGCCGCCTTCATCGAGGGCGACGGCAACCCGCACATCTACGGCCTCACCACGTCCGAGGCGGCGGCGCTCACCAGCCCGGACACGACCAGCATCGGCTACCAGCTGCAGCAGCTGCATTACAACCGCACCTTCTACCAGTACAGCAGCACGAGCCCGTATGCCGTGGCGTCCATGTTCGGCCGCATCCTCACCACCAACTTCCTCGCCAACAACACCACGATCACGCTCATGTACAAGCAGGAGCCGGGCGTAGTGGCGGAGACGCTGACGCAGAGCCAGTACGCGGCGCTGAATACCACCAATTACAATTATTTCGTGAATTTCAGCAATTCCACGGCCATCATCGTCAACGGCAAGGTGGCGAGCGGGCAGTTCATCGACACCATCTACGGCATCGACTGGCTGGCCAATTACATCCAGACCAACCTTTACAACCTGCTGTACCAGACCCCCACAAAGGTCCCGCAGACGGACCCCGGCACGCACCTGCTGGTAACCAACATCGAAGCATCCTGCGCGCAGGCGGTCACCAACGGCCTGCTGGCGCCGGGCAACTGGACCAGCAATGGCTTCGGCACGCTCCAGCAGGGCGACTTCCTGTCGAAAGGCTATTACGTCTATGCCCCGCCGGTCGCCACGCAATCGGCATCGGACCGCAGCGCGCGGAAATCGGTGCCGATACAGGTGGCGGCCAAGCTTGCCGGGGCCATCCACACCGTCAACGTCCTTGTTAACGTAAATCAGTAACCGAAGGGAGAAACGCCCATGCCAGCAACCTATTCCTTCCTAGACACGCAGGTGGCCATCACCGGCCCCGGCGGCTCTTTCAACATCGGCGGGTCCGGCGCAGGCAACGCCGAAGAGGGCATCACCATCGAGATGGCCGAGGACAAGAACACCATGGCCATCGGTGCGGACGGCACGCCCATGCACAGCCTGCATGCCGGGCAGGGCGGCCGCATCACCGTGCGCCTGCTGAAGAACAGCCCTGTGAATGCGCAACTCTCGTCGCTCTACGCGACGCAGAGCGTATCGAGCGCATTGTGGGGCCAGAACGTCATCACGCTGAAAAATGCCACGCTTGGCGATTCCATCACCGGGACGTTCTGCGCATTCAAGAAATTCCCCAACAACCCCTATGCCAAGGAAGGCGGCGTGATGGAATGGGAATTCGACGTGGGGCAGCTCGTAAGTAGCCTCGGCGGCGGCGGCAACGCTGCCAACATCCTGAACTCGCTGGTGAGCAATGTACCCATCGGCGCAGTGTAGCAACCTCTAACCTGAAGGGAGTCGTTTTATGAGTTTTTTTAGCACGTTCATGCAGAAGCTTGGCAAGGTCGAAACGAAAGTGGACAGCGACCTGAGAGCGCTGGCAAAGCACGCGGAAGATGAATTCGAGGCGCTGAAGGCGCGCATCGAAGCGCTGGAAAAGAAAGCGGTTGTGCAGGATGCCGCAGCCCCGGCGGCCGCCCCGGCACCGGCAAACCCTACCCCCGCCGAAGGGGCTGGCGAGAACGCCTCTGGCGCTGCATCGTCATCCTCCTCGGCCGCCGAGACCGATAATACGGCAGCATAGCCATGTCACGCCGTTCAAGATGCCGTTTCTTTAACCCCTTTTACTGGAGATTTCTTATGACACTCGAAGAACAGGTTACCGCCATACAGAACGCCGTGAACGATCCCAACACCGGCCTTGTGGCCCTAAGCAACCAGATCAAGGCTATTCCGGCCAGCCAGCCGGTTGACCTGAGCGCCATCAACAGCCAGCTCGCCACCATCGCCGCAGGCATAGCAGATATCCAGGCCCAGGTCGATCAGCCCGCAGCAGCAGCTCCTGCCGCCCCGGCTACCGGCGGCTGAACATGTCCGAGTTCACAGTCGCCGGGCAGCGTTACAGCTTTAGCAAGTTAGACGCTTTCGCGCAGTTCCACGTCGCCCGGCGGCTGGCTCCTGTCTTCAGCAGGATCAAGGCCGCCGCCGAGCTGGGCAAGACCAAGGCCGACGACGCCATGGAAGCAGCGGTGCTGGCCCTTTCCAGCATGCCCGAGCAGGACTGCAACTATGTCCTGCACGCCTGCCTGATGAGCTGCAAGCGCCAGCAGGGCGGCGTCTGGGCAAACCTGACGGCCGGCAGCACCTTCCCGCCGCGCATGATGTTCGACGACATCGGGCTGGCGGAAATGATGCAGATCGCGTGGCACGTCCTGCAGGGGAATTTCGAGTCTTTTTTCTCCGGCCTGCTGGCAACCCCGTCCGGCAAGGCGGGGGAAGCGGGGGCATAGACTACGCGCACCTGGCCGGGGGCGAGGACTGGCTTATGCGGCCCGTGGTGGCGCACATGTGCCTGTTTGAGAGCCTGAAGGACGGCACGCTGGACCTGGCCGACATCGCGCTGATGAACGAGACGCTGGACGTGCAGGAAGAAAACGAGCGGCGCTACATGGAATGGGCAGGGAGGAATGGCGGGAAACGCTGAAGTCATCAAGGAATTCCTGGCGCAGCTCGGATTCAGGATAGACGAATCCAGCTTCAAAAAGTTCGACTCCACGCTAGGCAAGGCCACGCGCAACGCCTTCGTGTTCGGCGCTTCAGCCACCGCCGCGGCCGCAGCCGTGGAAGCCTTCGTCGCCCGCGTTTCCGAGAGCATGGACCGGCTCTATTTCGCCAGCAAGCGCACGGGGGCTTCCGCCGAGGAGATCGGGGCTTTCGTCTTCGCCGTCAGCCAGCTGGGCGGCACCTCCGACGATGCCCGCGCCAGCATGGAGAACCTCGCCCGCTTCATGCGCACGCAGCCCGGCGCCGGCGGCTTCCTCACCCGCGTTCTAGGTGTTTCTCCAGAACACCTGGGCGACACCGTGAAGACGATGCAGGACCTGAGCGCCACCTTCCAGCGCCTTCCGGTCTACCTTGGCGAGAAATACGCCAACATGCTCGGCATCGACGAGAAAACCTTCCTTGCCATGCGCGACGGGTCGCTCACCCGGTTCATGGAGCAGTACAACGCCAAGCTGGCGGAATACGGCCTGAATGCCGAAGACGCCGCGGCCAGGGGCCACGATTTCATGCAGAACGTGCGCGGGCTGGAGAATAGCTTCACGGCGCTGGCCACCCGGATGAGCACGGACCTGAACCCGGCGGCCGAACGGTTCCTTGGCTGGACGCAGGCGGCGGTGGACTGGGTGGGCAGGCTGGACAAGCAGACCGGGGGCCTCGGCACCACGCTCACCGTGGGGCTCGTAGCCGCGCTGGGGGCGGTCACGGCAGCGGTGGGCGGCAGCCTCGTGGCAATCGGCGGCTGGGCCGTGGCACTCGTCGGCGTCTTTACCCTTGTACTGCAGCATTGGGAGGAGCTGAAGAAGTCCATGGCGCTGGGTTCGCTGACCGGCGGCGACAGCGGCGTGGGCAACCAGCTGGGCACATGGCTGCGCGGCATGGTTGGGGGCGGCGGGGCGGCTGCGGCGGGCAGCGGCAGCATCGACCCCATGGCTTATTTCAGGGGCATGGGCTGGAGCAACGCGCAGGCGGCGGGCATTGTGGCCAACCTGCAGCGCGAAAGCGGCCTGAATCCTTCCGCGGCCGGCGACAACGGGCAGGCGCTGGGCGTAGCCCAGTGGCACCCCGACCGGCAGGCGGCTTTCCGCCAGTGGGCCGGGCACGACATCAGGCAATCTACCCTTGCCGAGCAGCTGGCCTTCGTGCAGTACGAATTGACGCAGGGCGGGGAACGCGCGGCGGGCAATGCCCTCCGGGGCACCGTCACACCCTTTGCAGCGGCCGATGCGTTCGCCCGGCTGTACGAGCGCCCGGCCAACCTGGCGAACGAATCCGCCCTGCGCGGCAGGATGGCCGCCAACCTTGCGGCCGCCCCCAGCGTCAGCCAGCACACGGAAATCCACGTGCACGGGTCCGATGATCCGCAGGCCACCGCCGACGCCGTGGCAGGCGCGCAGCACCGCGTGAACTCCGAGCTGATGCGCAACATCGTGGGGGCGGCCACATGAGCCTGCTGGATACCGTCATCCCGGCCATCTTCAACCCTGCGCGGAGCATCGGCCCGATCGCCATCCAGTGCACGCTGGAGGAGAGCCACTTCGACGAGCTGGTCATCACCCAGCACCCGGTGGAGCAGGGCGCGGCGATCAGCGACCACGCCTACAAGCAACCCGCCGAAGTGATCGTGCGCGCGGGCTGGAGCAACAGCGGCCTGCAGTCGGTCATCACCGACCTGGTAGAAGCGGTTTCGCTTTTCACAACCGGGGCGCTGGACTTCGGCGGCACCACCGCTCCCTTCAATTACGCCTCGCAGGTCTACCAGCAGCTCCTCACCCTGCAGGCCAGCCGCGTGCCGTTTTCGATCATTACCGGCAAGCGGACCTACAGCAACATGCTGATACGCTCCCTGCACGTCACCACCGACCAGAGGACCGAGCACGCGCTTATGTGCACCGCGGTGTGCAGGCAGGTGCTGACCGCCACCACCCAGATCGCCACCTTCCCCAGCGCGGCCAACATGAGCAGCCCCCAGAACAACGCCGCGGTCACCAACCAGGGCGCGCAGTCGCTGCTGCCCGGCACCCTTTACACCCCACCTGCCACGGCCAGCACATGAGCACGCCCTACGAGATACCGCTGTCATCGACGCCGCAAACCTTCACCATCGCGCTGGGAGGCGTCACCTATACGCTGACTTTCAGGTGGAACACACAGAACGCCGCATGGACCATGGACATTGGCGACGCGGCCGGAAGCCCGCTGGTGTCGGGCATCCCCGTCATCACCGGCGCCGACCTGCTGGCGCAGTACGGCTATCTCGGCTTCAGCGGGCAGCTGGTGGCGCAGACCGACAACGACCCGGACGCGGTGCCCACCTTTGAGAACCTCGGCACCAACGGCCACCTCTTTTACCTGAGCCCCACATGAGCACGCAATTCATCCGGCGGGCATCGCTGATCGTGGGCAAGCCGGGCGGGCAGGGGCTCGACCTGTCGGACTTCCATTTCAAATTCACCGTGCGGCGCGGCGACATCCAGACCCCGAACTCGGTGGACGTGCGCATCTACAACGTCTCCGACAACACCGCCAAGCAGCTCATGCAGGGCATGGGCGCGGCAGGCGTGGTGCCCGGCTCCGGGGAATTCGCGCAGCTCTCGCTCTCGGCCGGATACCAGAACAGCAGCCAGTACGGGCTGGTATTCCAGGGCACCATCGTGCAGGTGCGGCGGGGCCGTGAAAGCCCGGCCGATACCTACGTGGACATACGCGCAGCCGACGGCGACGAGGCTTACAACTTCGCCGTGATCAACCAGACGCTTGCTGCTGGATCGACTCCCGGCCAGCACATCGGCGCGGTTGCCACGGCGCTGGGGGTCCAGCAGGGGTACATTCCGCCCCTGCCGGAAACCCAACTGCCGCGCGGCAAGGCGGTCTACGGCATGGCCCGCGACGTGATGCGCGACATCGCCCGCACGCACGACCTGAACTGGAGCATACAGGACGGGAAGCTGCAGGCCGTGCCGCTGGCGGCCTACATGCCGGGGCCGGTCACCGTGCTTACTTCCGCCACCGGGATGATCGGCTGGCCCGAGCAGACCGCCAACGGCATCCACGTCAAGGCGCTCCTGAATCCCAATATCCGCATCGGCGGCGTGGTGCAGATCGACAACAAGAGCATACTTGCCTACCAGTTCCCGCTGGGGGTGCTGGACCAGCAGATACAGAAAGACCTCGTGCCGCGCGTGGACGCGGACGGCTATTACGTGGTATACGTGGCGGAACACACCGGCGATACCCGCGGCAATGAATGGTACACGGACATGGTTTGCCTGAATACCGACCCCACCGTCATACCGGATTTCCTGCTCAACAAGTTCACCGCGCCGCCGCCGGCGGGCGCAGAAGTGGTCAATCCGTATGGATAGGCGGGAGAGGAGCGCAACGCAGGAGGAGGCCCTGCGCGCCGCTTCCGACGCGCTGCGGGGAAGCCTGTGGACCGGCATGCCCGGCATCATCCAGTCGTTCAACCCTGCCGCCATGACCTGCGAGGTGCAGCCGGCCATCATGGGGCGCATCCGCCAGCCGGACGGCACGATCAGATACGTGAACATGCCGCTGCTGGTGGATGTGCCGGTCTATTTCCCGGCGGGCGGCAGCGTGGTGCTCACCATGCCGGTAGCGCCCGGCGACGAGTGTTTCGTGGCCTTCGCGGACCGCTGCATCGACGCATGGTGGCAGCAGGGCGGAATCCAGCCGCCGATGGAACTGCGGATGCACGACCTGTCCGACGGCTTTGCCTTCGTGGGCGTGTTTTCGCAGCCCCGCGTCATCGAAAACGTCAACGATACCGTTGCCCAGCTCCGCACGGCCGATGGCACGGTGGCGCTGTCGGTGGACCCGGTGAACGGCATCGCGCGCGTCAGCGCCCCGACCGTCATCGTGCATGCGGCCGAAAAACTCTACCAGGACTGTTACGGGTACGGAACGCTCACCCGCTACCTCGGCGGCAAGAATTACAGCGTCACCAATTACGGGTCCGACGCCAGCGTGACCACGAGCAGCCAGCCGCTGCTGCAGCCTGACATATCGGGGGGGACGGTATGAAGTACCGGGCACTGGACGTTAACCGGGATTACACATTCGGCAGCGGCAACACGCAGTTCCTGAGCAACAGCCCCGCCGCGGTGGCGCAAGCCATCCAGACCGTGCTGGGGCTGATGCAGGGCGAATGGTTCCTCGACAACACGGCAGGCGTGCCCTACGCGACGCAGGTACTGGGCACGGGGACGCAGGCCACCCGCGACCTCGCCATCCAGAGCGCCATCCTCGGGACGCAGGGCGTGCTGGGCATCAGCAATTACTCCAGCAGCGTCAACCCCGCAACAAGGGCCTTTACCGTAAACGCAACTGTGGATACACTCTATGGCGTAACTCCGGTGACGGTAACGCTATGACTTCCTTTCCCCTTCCGACCCTGGCGGCGCAGATCACCCCCACCGGGATATCGGCCCCCTCCTACGCCGATATTTACCAGAGCCTGCAGGCCAGCTTCCAGGGCATCTACGGGTCTGACGCCTATATCGCCCCGGATTCGCAGGACGGGCAGATGCTGGCCATCATCGCGCAGGCCATCAACGACTGCAACAACACGATGATTGCCGTCTACAACGCCTTCAGCCCCTCCACCGCGCAGGGCGCAGGGCTTTCCAGCGTGGTGAAGATCAACGGCCTTGCCCGCCTTGTGCCGAGCAACAGCACCGTGGCCGTGGACATTACCGGCGTTGCGGGGACCATCATCAGCAACGGCATCGTCAGCGACATCAATGGCAATTCGTGGAATCTTCCCCCCACCGTCACCATACCCTTTGGCGGCGAGATTACGGTGACGGCCACGGCCCAGCAGGCTGGCGCCATTGCGGCCGACACCGACACAGTGATCAATATCGTCACCCCGACACTCGGCTGGCAGACGGTGAACAACTCCTCCGCCGCAGTGCCCGGCAACCCGGTGGAAATGGACGCGACCTTGCGGGCGCGGCAGAGCGTATCGACGAGCCTGCCCGCGCAGTCGATCATCGACGCCCTGTACGGCTCTCTGGCCAACCTCACAGGCGTCACCCAGCTGAAGATTTTCGAGAACGATACCGGCAGCGCGGACGGGAACGGCGTGCCTGCCCATTCCATCGCAGTGGTGATCGAGGGCGGCAACGTGACGACCATTGCGCAGACCATCGAGGAGAAGAAACCGCCCGGCACCGGCACCTACGGCACCACGAGCGAGGTAGTGCTGGACCCGGTGGGCGTGCCGGTCACGATCAATTTCTTCATCCCCACGCAGGACGAAATCCTTGTCGCTATCACCATCAAGGCGCTTTCCGGCTACACCTCCACCATCGGCAACGAGATCACGGCAAGCATCGCCTCCGCCATCAACGCGCTGGGCATCAATGCCAATAACGGCCTGCTGGCCCTCTCGGCGCTGACTGCCGCGGCTTACGACACCAGCGCCCCGGCTACCTATAACGTGACGCTGCTGCACGCGGCCATCGCGCCCGCTTCCCCGGGCAGCAGCGACCTGACAATCGCCTTCAACCACCTGCCGGTGTGCAATGCCGCCACCGATGTTTTCCTGACGGTAACGTGACATGAGCGGGGACATCACGCCGTACACTTCCCTCGTCACTTCGGAGCATTCGGACAAGCCGCACTTCATTGCCGCGATCAGCGCGCTGGTCCAGCCCTTCGCGGACCAGGCCGCCGTGCTGCAATCCATGCCCGGCCTCTACGACATCGACGTGGCGGCAGGCACCCAGCTCGATGCCGTGGGCGAATGGGTGGGGGTAAGCCGCAACCTGCAGGTGCCGCTCACCGGCGTGTATTTCGCGCTGGACACGTCCGGCGTAGGGCTGGACCAGGGCATCTGGCAGGGGCCGTTCGATCCCAGCACCGAGCTGGACGTATTGCCCGACAGCATCTACCGGCAGGTGCTTTACGCCCGCATCGCCAACAACCAGTGGGACGGCACGGTGCCGACCGCCTACAAGTTCATGCAGCCGGTATTCCCGGCCGGAAGCCAGTTCTTCATCCAGGACAACGGCGACATGAGCATGTACGTGGGCGTGCTGGGCGCAACGCCGCTGCCGCCCATCTACCAGGCCCTGCTCACAGGCGGGGATTTCAACATCAAGCCGGCCGGCGTGCGCATCAACGGGTACGTGACGCCCAGCGTGCCGGGCGACCCGGTATTCGGGTTCGACGCGGACGGTAGTGTAATCGGCGGCCTCGACCATGGCTGCTGGCCAACCATCACAGGAGGAAGCTAATGGCAACCACAGACATTCTGCCCTATGCCACCGCAGGCGGCGCAAACGTAGTTTCACAGGCCACCTATGCGGCTGAAAGCACGCTCGGGACCGGCATGGCATCCGGCATCGTGCCGTCCAATTATTTCAACAAGATCCTCCGGCAGTCCACGTTCATGGCATCCGGCCTGGCCAACTGGATGGTGGCGCAGGGCATCAGCGTGCCCGACGACGGCAACATGACGAACCTCGTGAACGAAATCTCGGCCGCTTTGCAATCCTTCCTGAAGGCCGACGTTACCTACTGGTGCGGAGGTTCAGGCGGTTCCGCCAACGCACAGACGCTTACCACCGGGCAATCGCTCAGTGCGCTCACGGCCGGGGAGACGTTCCGCTTTACCTCTAACTTCAACAACAGCACTGACACCACCGTGGCGATTGACAGCGTGGGCGCCCAGCACCTCTACATCGACGGGCCGTTCGGGCCGCAACTGCTGCAGGGCGGCGAGCTGCTGTTCAACGACGATTACACCCTGCTGTGGGACGGCAGCCACCTGTTTCTGATCGACGCGGCGCGCCGCGTGCGGCTGAACACCAACCTCAACCTGTACGTGGCCACCACCGGCAGCGACAGCAACAGCGGCCTGACCTCGGGCGCGCCGTTTCTCACCATCCAGCGCGCCATCAACGTGGTGGCGAGCAATTACGACCTGAACGGCTTCAACGTCACCATCAACGTGGCGGACGGCACCTACACCGGCGCCGTCACCGTAAGCGGCCCGTGGGTGGGCTGGGGCACCGTGACGCTGAATGGCGACACCACCACCCCGGCGAACTGCATCATCAGCACCACGAGCGCGAACTGCATCACCGCCACGGGCGCGGGTTCCACGATCAACGTGCAGGGCTTCAAGCTCACCACCGCCACGGGAGGCCATGGCCTGAGCGCGGTGCTGGGCGGCACGATCAACGTGACCGGCAACATGAATTACGGCAGCATCGCCGGGTCGCTCTACAACCAGATCAACTGCGGCGAAGGCATCATCAACGTCAACAACAGCTATACCATCAGCGGCAGCGACACCGGCGGGGCGCACATCCAGATCACGCCCGGAGGCATTGTCAACCTGGCCGGCGGCATCACGGTCACCCTCACGGGCACCCCGGCATTTGCCAATTACGCGGCCGTCAGCGGGCCGTCCATCCTTGAAATCGCCAACGTGACGTTCTCGGGGAGCGCCACCGGCACGCGCTACATCGCCACGAAAAACGGCGTGATTGATACCGGGGGCGGCGGGGCATCCTATCTGCCGGGTAACGCGGCGGGCAGCACGGCAAGCGGCGGCCAGTACGTCTAGGGAAAACTGCAATGGGGAAGGCGTTATGGGGGAAGAAAACATCGAACGGCGGTTATCCACGCTGGAGGCGAATCAGGTGAATACGGACAAGACCATCGACGCGATCTGGAAGTACATGCAGGAAGGCCGCGCGTGGCGCGACCAGGCCACCGCATCGCTTGCCATTCTTACCAACAATCAGGCCGACTGCAAGGACCATGAAAAACGCATCACGGCAATCGAGGGCTTCCAGCGGCGTGCGATAAAATTCGCCACGGCTGCCGCCGCAAGCATCGCCGTGATTGTGGAAACGGCCAAAAGCCTTGCAGAATGGATCAAGCACTAAAGGGGGAATTATGCAGCCGAGCCAGCAGATCATAGACTTCATCAAGTCCTACGAAAAATGCGTACTGGCTCCCTACCAGGACCAGGCGGGGCTATGGACCATCGGCTGGGGCCATCTCATCGGGCCGCAGGAGGATTATCCCGACGGACTTTCGCAGCCCGCCGCCGATGCCATGTTCCTGAATGACCTGGATACCAAAGCGGTCAACCCGGTGCTTGGAGCGATACAGGTTTCAGTGTCGCAGCAGGAATTCGATGCCTGTGTGAGCCTCTGCTACAACATCGGCGCCGGAAACTTCCGGTCCAGCTCGTTGCTGCGCCTGTTGAATGCAGGCCAACCCGCAGCTATCATTGTCAAGCATTTTATGCTATGGGATAAGGTAAGTACGCCTGACGGGCTGACTGTTTCTGATGGCCTTCTGGCACGCCGCCGCGCAGAGGCGGACATTTTTTTGAACGGCAACTATGTGAATCATTCTTAAACCTTCTAACCGCGAAAGGACTCGCCCATGCCCCGTCGTTATGTTGTCACCTTTGAAAACGTTTCCATCTCAGCCGCTCAGGACCTGTTCCAGATCAAGGGCGCAGCCGGAAAAATTCTCCGCATTATCGGCGTGAAGCTCGGTTCTTGCGGCGACACCACGCTGCAGACCGCGCAAGGCATTGAAACCCGTGCGCGCTATCTTCCGGTGACCGTGACCGATGGCTCCGGCGGCAGCACACCGACGCCGGCCAAGCTCGATCCCGGCGATGCGGCCGCGAGCTTTACCGCTCTTGCCAACAACACCAGCAAGGCGACGACCAACGGCACCGCCATCACCGTCCACGAGGGCGCGTTCCACAACTTCCAGGGTGAGGATTACACCTTTCCCGATCCGCCGATCGTCGGCCCTTCGGAATCCTTCGTGTACGAGCTGCTTTCCACCGTTTCGGGCACCTGCCACATGAGCGGCAAGGTGATCGTCGAAGAACTGGGTGGTTAATATGACCACCTGCTTCAGGGGCCGCCATGAAGCACCAAAGGGCGGGATGTCCGTCCATAACCACGGCGCGAAGGTTTAGGGTGATGCGTGCGGCACATGAAATGCGCTCTCCTTAAACCTGTCCCGAAGCCGGGGCACGAAGACTTCCGGCCACGCAGCGCCACCATCCTGCCGCTGCTGATCCCGGCAAACGATAATATCAAGCCGATCCTGCCGGCATGGATGGGAATCAACGCGGTGAAAACCGTGCAGGAATTCACCATCACGGTGGGTTCCGGGTCCACCTCGAACACTTACACGCTCCCCACAAGCGTCACCGTTGCCAACGCCGTCATATGGTGGGCGAACCAAACTACTGACGATGCTTCCGGCACCGGCCGCTTCAATGAAGTATGCCTGCGTGTTGCCCTCACCGGCACCAATCAGGTCACCGCTACGCGCGGCAGCTCGGCGACCACCTCCAGCACCGTTTACGGCACGGTGGTGGAATTCCAGTCATCGGCTCTGACTGCAAACGGCGTGCAGGCCGGAACGATCAGCGTTGCCAGCAGCAGCGCCACCGGCACGGCCACATTGTCTAATGCCGTCGGTTCGCTGGCTGTTGTTTTTTATCTTGGCTTCAGCGGACCCACGGCGAGCACCACCTCGGCCAACTTTTTCCCTACCCTTGTTCTGACGAATTCCACCACCGTGACGGCGACGCGGAATACCGCCACCACGTTCATTTTGACGGTGGGATACGCGGTGGTGGATTTCAACAGCAGCGTGGTGAACAGCGTGCAGGCGCGCTCGAAGACGCTTTCCACCACCACCACCAGTGACACGGATACCATAACCTCGGTCGTCACCGCAAACACGGTGCTGATCTATAATGGCATCAACACGAGCGCGACGGCATTTTCTACTTTCGAATACTGGCTGCAGCTCACCAGCGCCACGCAGGTGACACTATCGAGGGGAGGCACCGCCAGCGGCAGCCGCACCATCACTTACACCGTGCTGGAATTCGTCTCAGGTGTCTTGAACAGCGCTCCGCAGCGCGGCAGCATTTCTCTTGTAAGCGTCACCAGCAACACGGCATCACTCAGCCCCTCGATCAGCACCACCTACGGTCTCGTGAATTATACCGGGTGGAGTTATAGCAGCGGCACCAATGCGCCTAATACGATGCCCGGGGAAACCTTGACCAATGCATCCACCATTACCGGCAACCTGAACACCTCGAATGCGAACACCACGAAGATCGGCTACGAGGCGGTCGAATTCACGCCCCCTTCAGGTGCCCCGGCTGATAACCTCGGCTGGCAAACTCCGCTGATCGCGGCGGCCTACCCGCAGGCCCTGGCGGTCGTCAACCGCCTGCCGCTTAACCCGGACAGTGCCAAGGGTGGCTACGGCGGTGACTTCATGGGCTGGCTGCCATGCCCCGTCAACCGCATCTACCGCGATAGCGAGCCGGTCAAGAACCCCGTATTCTGGCATGCAGGACTCACGCGAGTCGGCTATGGCGGCGATCATCTTGCGTGGCTTCCTTTCAGGAACCGCGTCGAGCCGCGCCAGGAGGTGTCAAATTCCCTGCTCTGGGTTCCACCACAGAAGATCGGTTACGGCGGCGACCACCTTTCGTGGCTGGTGCCCAGGCCCCCGGCCCAACCCCAGCCTCAACAGGTGGCAAACCTGCTCGCCTGGGTTCCCCCGGCAGCGGTTCAGGCAGTGGTCGATTACCTCACATGGCTGGCCAAGACCAGCGCGCTGACGCCGCCTCCCCAGGATACCCGCAATCAGCTTCTCTGGGTTCCGCCCCAAACCGTCGGCTACGGCGGCGATCACCTTGCGTGGTTCATGCAGCGGCAGCGACCGCAAGCACAGCCATCTACGCCACAGAACATTCTTGCCTGGGTTCCACCAGCTGCGCCCATCACGATCACCGATTACCTCCCCTGGCTCGCCAAAACCACGGCACTCAGCTCGCCAGCCGCCACCACACCGAACACGCTCCCATGGATACTGCCCCAGCGGGTAGGATATGGTGGCGATCACCTGGCCTGGTTATCCAACAGGAATGTCATCTACTCCAAGCCCAAAGAAATCGCGAATCCGCCGCCCTGGATGGTGCCAGCCGCTGTAGGAAAGGGCGGCGACATGCTCGCATGGCTACCCCGCCCATCGCAAGCATCGACCATCCCAGCACCTGCCATTACCAACCCGCCGCCGTGGCTGATACGAACCAGCGCCCTCGTTCCGCTGCCGCCCGTCATCCTGGCCGGGGAGACCGGCCCGATTCAATTAAGTGGTGAAATAGATCCCGTTATTGTATTATCGGGGCGAACCGGCTTGATCGTGCTTTCGGCAACCGTGAAAGAACAGTAGATGGCGGCCCTTCAGCAGAACTTTCAGATCTTCGCGGGCGACGGCGTAACTCTGGAATTCCCCGTCGTTGACCAGAACGGCAACCCTTACGACCTGACCGGCGTGCAGCTCCTGCAGTGGGCAATGGGCAATTATGCCATCAACACGCCGCTCATTACCAAGGACAGCGGAAGCATCGGCGGCATCACCGTGGGAAGCCCGCCCACCGCTGGCATTTTCTACGTGCAGCTCAACTCGGCCGATACGAAGAACCTTCCCGGCTTTTTCTACCACGAGGCACGCCTGACCGATTCCTCCGGCATCCCGCGCGTGGTGGCTTCCGGCATCGTCACCATCCAGCCATCGAACCTGTGATCCGCGCCTTTTTCGTCCTGCTCATGCTGGTGACCATCGCCTTCACCGGCATGGCGATTTACAACCTCTTCGTGTTCCACACCTTCGACGCCGGCGCAGTGGGCACCACGCTGATCGGCCTCACCAGCCTGCCCTTCGTACACGACAAGCTTGGGCACTTCATCGACAGCAAGTGGGGCAATGCCGACGACGTGCCTTCCGGCAGTTAATTAATTATCACTTGCGCTCAGCCATTTACGCCTTATCATGGAGGAAATACAGGGGAGGCTTCATGCTGGTTACGCGCGCGATCATCGGGCTGCTGGTCGTCCTCTTCCTCGTTCTCACCATCATCGCCGGCATCTATGCACGCAAGAACCGGGGCTCGGCCATGCCGATTTCCTCGGTCGCTTTTCCGGTCTGCGGCCTGCTGGCAACCATTCTCGCAATCCTCTTCGGCCTCACCTATTTATGAACGCCCGCGCGGACAGACGGCCAAGAGGTACAGCAACGCATGGTCTAACCGCCACTGTTGCCACGCCCGCGCAGGCCAGGGGAGAGCGGGCAATTGCTTCAAGACGGCCGATGCGCGCTTTCCCCGCCCGTAACCATTCACCACTCAGTCGAAGGAGGACCCATGCCTAATGTTTACCTGTTGCTCGCCGTCGCGGTGCTGGCCTTCGGCGCGGGCTGGGAAGTGAAGGGCTGGCAGGTAGGCGCTGCCGAGACACAGGCCGCCAACCAGGCCCTGAAGGGGCGTGCAGCAGAGGAAACGGTTTCGGCCAGGGTGGATGCCCAAACCGGCGAAACGCTTTCTCATGACCGCGCCATCGAGACGGAACAGCAACACACAGTGGAGGACACCCTTGCGAAACATCCTGACGGTTATGGTTGCCGCATCCCTGCTGACGGGCTGCCGCTCCTGCAACATTGAGCAGCCCAAGCCGCTGCCCGCCCCTTACACCCTTGTGGCCGCACCCGAGCCCTTGCCGCCATTTCGCGGTGAAACGCTGGGCGACCTGCTGAGCTATACCGTGAACCTGCGCAACAAGTACCGGGAGCAGTCGGACCAGCTGCAGGGGCTTGAGCAGTGGGTACAGCAGGCCCGCGGGGCGGCGAAGTGA